TATTGCTGCGGGGTCGGATTCTTCCCCGGCAATTTGACTTCCCAGTGGACGCTTAGGCCGTGAATTTCAAAGGCGATGTCGGGCATCCCTGGCGCAATCTGGCTGCGTTTTCGGGTGGGCTGCATTCGGGGCCGGTGACCGCGACGGTATAGCAGACTGTAAAGCTGCCCCTGCAATTCCATTTCGGACTTCGCAACGGCACCCGCTTCCGCCTCGTCGTATGTTACTCCAGATTTACCAAATGATTTCCGGTCCTTGGTGGACATCAGGAGCTTTTGCTTGTCGGTCAAATCTCGGATATTCATTTCTTCCCCTCCGCGCTGGTCCATGGCGTGTCATTAGCGAAATAATCTTCGCCATCATTGCCATCTTCGTCTGTGTCCCGCCGAGCTATCAGCGGGGTAATGCCGAGGTCAATTCCGAATGTCACCCGAGCCTCGCCGCAGCAATCGTCCAGCAATGTCTTCAGGTCCTCTGCGGGAAATTCGGGATTATTCACCTCCCAAATCAGCGAACTTGCGTTCGGGAATCCGTTCGCCTTAGCAAATTCCATCAACCGAGTGAGGTCAAGTATTTGTTTAGGGACTACGCGAGATGGGGATTTGTTGCTCATTGAGCCTCCCGCAGTCCAGCGTTGTAAGCTCGCAACAAATCCAGAGTTGCGATGTCGTCAAGGCATAGGCAAAGGTCGCTGCAAAGGTTGCGGTAATAAAGTTCGTGCATAAGTTCAGATTTGGTTTTGGTTCCGTGGATTTTGTGAAGCTGGTGGATTATTAGATCACGCTCAGACATAATTAAAAAGGGGTCCGGCTGGGTGTTGGTTCCCAACCGGAGATTGCTCAAAACGGGAGGGCCTTTGAGTCGTCTTGTTCGGTGGTAGGTTCAGGACTGGCCGCAGAAGCTTTCTTAGTTGCGATCTCCTTCCAGTTGCCAAGGATCGGCCCTTTCTCGCCAGCTTCCCGCGCTTCTTTTCCAAGGTCTTGCACGATGAAGCCCATGTTCCCCCACTCGTCTTCCCCGTCTTTGTTGTCGATAAAGGTCAGGTCCAGGTAAGTGCCTTTCTTGCCCTTGTAGAGTTTTGCTTTGATGATTTTTGTAACGTCGATTTGTGCTTTTCTCATGATGTTTTTCTGTTTGGTTTTTGGTGTTGGTTACTGATTGGGAATTTTGAGCCGTGGGAGAGCGTCGGCATAAGCCGCCTTATAGCTCGCCACAAATTGCGCTAGAGCGGTTCCGAGTTTTGCGGTGTAGTCGTTTCGTTTAACGATGATATGCAACGGCATCAGGCCGGGGAAATAGCTCCAGAAATGCCACTCAGGCACTCCTGTAATAGCCATTGAGCCATGGACCTGTTGTGCGTAGGCAGCGGGCAGTCCCCCATCTAATACATAGCCGACGTGGACCTTTGGCGACGGGCATTTGATTTCCACCCCAGAAACGAGCAAGTCGCCCTTATAGATTAGGCCGTCTGGAGAGCATCCGCAGACGCCATCATCCCCCAGGACGAAGCCGACTTCCTCAACTCTAAGGGTGCCGTCAAGAATAGTTGCGAACGCATCCCGAGCTTCCGGCTCGGTCTCTTTGCCCCGGTCCGTAAATTTGTTGCCGAGCCACTCCTCCCAGTCAGGGCAAAACGACTCGCCGATTAGCTCGCGGATGTAGCCCGTGGAGCTTTTCGACAACTCGCCTTTCGCCGCCGTGATGATGTCAGAGAAACGGGAAGCCGTCGGGTGGCCCTTGCGGATGGCGATCCACTCGGGCGAGCCCTGTTCAATGTCGCGAAAGATATTCATTCAGATTCCTCTTCTGCGGTGGCGGTGGCCTCTGGCAACTCAGGCGGAGTAAACGGGTCAAGCGGTTCGGAGATGGCTTGCACTTGCTTTGCCGTCTCGAAGCCTTTTACGTCGCGTAACTCTTCAGCAGTTTGCATTCCCAACGTAATGTCCGGTGCATAGATTCGCGCGAAGAAAGCTCCTGCTCGATAGCGGAGCATCAAGTCAGGCATGGTCTTCCATTTGCTGCCCGCCTTTTCCGACCAGCCTTCTGCCTTAGCCATCTGCATTGAGACTTCCGGCCCCTCTACGATCTCGCCGCTGTCCTTGTCTGTCGTGACCGCAACGCAAGTTTTCGTCAGGCCCTCGCCCGTCATCTTAAATTTCAGCGGGGTGAATCGGCCACTGGCGTTGACCATCGCAATGAGGAACGACGCTCTGAATCCGGGGCGACCGTGGATGATGTCGATATTCTGAAGGACCATGAACGGGTCAGCCCCAAGACGCTTGGCGATATTCAACCCGATGGCGCAGTTGGACATATTGCCCTGGAATTCCTTAGGGATGAGGGTTGATGCTGCCAGCATTTTCGCTTGGCGTTGGACCAGTTCAAACGCTTCCGACTCGCGGGAGATTTGAAATTGCACGTCAGTGATTTGGGTCTCGGTTGCGCTCATTTCGATTCCTCCTTAACGAGTGTCATTCCGATGAGGGCTGCTTCTGCCCTCAGGTTTTTGATGCGCGTCCCCTCAATCAGCTTTGAGGCGTCGATAGCCTTTTCCAGCGTCGTGCCACTCGCATTTCCGGTGCGTGTGAAAACATTCCAGAATGGCCCCCCCGAACCTTTCGTGATGAGGAGGCAGACTGATTCGATCCCCTCGCGGTCTGTCGCAGCTTTCATTTCTGCAATGATGTCTTTTGGCGTTTCAGCCGGTGTTGTTGTATTCATAATTTTGGTTTTAGTTGGTGGTTTATTCTGCGGGTCCGTCTTGGATGAGATTGTCCTCAATTGCGCTGAGGATGGCTGGGTCTATATGGTCCACAATGTCGAGCCTAGCGGTCGAGACTTTGCCAGTGATGACATCTCGGGTCTGGTGGACTAACTCGATGCTCTGGATCTCAACCCCGGGGTCCTCGCCGGGGTAGCAGTCCTCAGGAGCCCCGGAGATATAGGGTTCCGTGCCTGGGTCGTAGTCGTATTCGATTTCGACGTCGATTTCGATTGTTGTTCTTTTCGTCATTTTTTTATGGGTTGATTTTGATTCTCGGGTTCAGGGTCTGTTGCCGTCGCGGTCCAGCCCGTCTGGCCCGGCTCCAGGCCGCAGGTTTTCGCACCATTCGCGCCATTTTAGGTCCTGCTGCTTTTTGGTTGCGAGTTCGGTGATTTTGCATGAGGCCGCAAATGATGCGACGATCAGGCAGATAAGTGATAGGAGTTCGATCATGATATTTTTTTGTTGGTGGTTTTGTTGGTGATTTTAGGACGCCAGCCCTTGCCAAAATTAAAGGGTCTTCGTTTTTCGTATCCGTCTTCGTTTTTCTCAAGCCAGCGTGTGCAGGCCGCCCCAACGTCTGACAAGGTTTCACGGCCCATTCCCTCATGGCCGTCTGGGCTCAGGGTGAGGTCTCTTCCGTTCATGCGTTTCATGATTGTTTGTAGGCCGAGAAGGCCATGAAGAATTGAGCCGGAGTCCCGAGCCAGGAATGTTTCATTCCCCAGGTAACAACCCGGCGAGGGGAGGAGGATACAACACGGTGGATTTCTCCGTCCGCGTGTTTCCAGTCAGTGTAGGGTGACGGGATCATTTCCCGGCCCCCAATGCGCGAGCCGCCGTCTTGCGCTGTTGCAACTCCGCAAAAAACGCCTTCCGGGCAAAGTCCGTAATTGTTTCTCGCGGGCTAGATTTCGCGCAGGTCAAAATGATGGCTTTTTTCATCGGCTCTTTGACGCTGATATTCAGTCGAGGTAATCCCATGGCTCAAACTTTTATGCGCAAATGCGCGGATGCGCAAGATAAATATTGCGCTGATGGCAAAATAAATTATGGTACCTAGGTAGATCAACCCAAAGAACCCCAAAAATATCATGAAAACCTACACCACAAACGACTTCAAGAAATGGGGCTCACAAGGCGGCACCAAGAGTCGCCGGACATTAACCAAAGAGCAATCGCAGGCCATGTTGGCGGCAAGGGAAGCGAAGCGCAAAGCCAGGGAGATGGTGGCCCCGAAAAATAAATGAAAATAATTGTTGACGTGGCGCAAGGTCGCGTGCATATTGATCGCATGAACAAAAACCTGACCACCGCCGAACTCCTCGCCGAAGCTCAAATGTCCGCCGTTATGGTGGCCGAACAAATTAACTCTCAGGATTGCACCCCTGAAGCCAACGACGCCTACAACGCGCTCGCCAAGTCGGAAGATTGCCCAACCCCGGCCAACAACGCCAAGGCCGACAAGGCCGCAGCCGCTTGGATCGCTGCCAACGAGGACAAGGCCCGCGAGATCATCATCCGCCGCATTGGCGTCCGCGCAGCGTCCGTCGCCCGCCGAGGATATTAACTGCACCCAACCAACCCAACCCAACCAAAATTATGAACATCACTTGGACCGCAAAAAACAACAGCAGCTACCTAAACGGCACCCGCAATGCAAAAACGATGATAGGCGCAGTTCGCGCCGCTCGCCACTATCTCGCTAACGAACTCTTTGGCGAAGGGACGATCACATACTTTGTGGACGACCAGCCAATCCGGCATGACGAAAAAAGCATCTTCACGGGTGGCCGATGGGAGACTCGCGACCAATGACCGCCACCGAAATGCAATCCCCCGACTACGCGGCGTTCATCGACCGCAAAACACACCTCGGCAGCGAGTCGGGATTTGCCCCGCTATATATGCCCGATTTCCTTTTTCCGTTTCAGCGGTCTCTCACCGAGTGGGCTGTTCGCAAGGGCCGCGCCGCAATCTTCGCGGATTGTGGTCTCGGCAAAACTGCCATGCAGCTTGTATGGGCTCAAAACGTAGTCGAAAAAACCTGCAAACCTGTATTGATTTTGACCCCGCTTTCCGTTGGAGCGCAAACAGTCAGAGAAGCGGGCAAGTTTGGGATAGAGGCCGCGCAATCCCGAGACGGAAAGGTCGCCGCTCCGATTACGGTCACGAATTACCAACAGCTTCACAAGTTTGACTGGAAGCAATTCGGCGGGGTGGTATGCGATGAGTCCAGCATCCTTAAAAACTTTGACGGGCAAATCAAATCTCAGGTCACTGACTTCATGCGCAAACTTCCTTACCGGCTTCTTTGCACCGCAACAGCCGCGCCTAACGATTATATCGAGCTTGGAACGTCTAGCGAAGCCCTTGGAGACCTGGGGTTCATGGATATGCTCAATCGGTTTTTCAAAAAGGCGCAACAGGCCACCAGCCGGAGCGATGAGTTTAGGTCTGGGATGTATCGCTTTCGCGGACATTCGGAGCGCGATTTCTGGCGGTGGATTTGCTCATGGGCTAGGGCCGTGCGAAAGCCTAGCGACATTGGGTTCCCGGACGATGATTATCAACTGCCCGAGCTACGATGCGTTGAGCATATTGTCAAGGCTAGGACCGCAAATCCCGACTTCCTTTTTGATATGCCAGCCATCGGATTGCAGGAGCAACGAGCCGAGCGAAGCCGGACGGTTACGGAGCGATGCGAAATTGCGGCACAAATGATCTCGGCGCACAAGGGCGCGTCCGTCGCATGGTGCCACCTTAACCGAGAGGGAGATTTGCTGGAAAAGCTCATACCTAATTGCGTGCAGGTGTCGGGGGCCGACTCGGACGAGGAAAAGGAAGAGAAAATTGAAGCCTTCACAAGCGGGCAAATTGAAAACCTAGTTACCAAAAGCGTAGTCTGCGGATTCGGGATGAACTGGCAGCATTGCCACCACACCACGTCATTCCCATCTCATTCATTCGAGCAATGGTATCAGGCGATCCGACGCTTCTGGCGGTTCGGGCAGAAAAATCCCGTGCGCGTTGATATGATTGCCAGCGAGGGCGAGTCCGGGGTTTTGAAAAACCTTAATCGCAAGGCCGATCAATCTGAACAAATGTTTGCAAAGCTCGTTGAACTCATTAACAACGAGCTACGCATTGAAAAGAAAAACCAACCAACCAACCAACTAGAAATACCATCATGGCTATAATCAATCAAATCAACACCTCGAAATATTCGCTTATTAACGGCGATTGCATCGAGGGAATGCGAGGACTGCCAGACGAATCAGTTCACCTTACGGTGTATTCTCCGCCGTTTTGCGCGCTATACAATTACTCGTCCGACGAGCGAGACCTATCCAACTGCCGGAGCTATCCTGAGTTTTTCGAGCATTACCGATATGTCGTTCAAGAAAAGTTTCGCATAACCAAGCCGGGACGTATCTCAGCCGTGCATTGCATGGATGTCCCAGGGGTCGGCAACGGACTCACGGCACGCATGGGGTGTGGGGCTAATGCTGGCACTGGTTTGATCGACTTCCCCGGCGACCTGATAAGGCTGCATGAGGAATGCGGATTTAACTTTTGCGGACGTCGCGCAATCTGGAAAGAGCCGCTCGGCGTCCGGCTCCGCACGATGGCTAAGGGTCTTGCTCACGCTCAAATTGTGGAAGACTCTACTCTCTGCGATGTTGCCGGGGCCGACTATCTGCTAATGTTTCGCAAAAAAGGCGCAAACCAAGTCCCGGTAAGCCATCCCACGGGATTGCATTCTTACGCCGGAGAAAGGGTTATCCCTCATGAATTGCAGCAATACAAGGGGCACAAAGGGAAGCAGACGGAGAACCGATTTTCTCACTGGATTTGGAGGCAATACGCTAGCAGTTTTTGGGATGACATTCGCCTAGGGCGCACGCTGCCATACAAGGAAAGCCGCGAAGCCGATGATGAGAGACACGTTCACCCGCTACAGCTCGACGTAATCGAGCGCGCTTGCGTATTGTGGAGCAATCCCGGCGAAGTTGTATTGACGCCGTTTATGGGGGTCGGTAGCGAGGTCTATGGGGCCGTGATTAATGGCCGCAAAGGGATAGGCATCGAGCTTAAGACGGCATACTACAATCAAGCCGTGCGCAATCTGGCGTCGGCAGAAGATCACGTCGAACAGGAGCTTATACCAGCATGACCGCGACCGAAATGCAACGGCGATCCGCCATCAAGCGATGGGCGGGAAAAACTGCGGAACAAAAATCCGCCGCAATGTCCAAAATGCGCAATGACGGGATCAAAAATGCGAAGGCGAAAGCGAAGATCACCAATCCACATGGCAAAACCTGATAAATACCACGACTGCGGCCACAAGCTGCGAATCAATGACAAGCGCAAACGGTCAAGTCCCGCGAATGTCGAGGGGGTGGATCGTGCTGGTATGCGTATCAGCGTGGCATC